TTTTGTGAGTTGAAGGGACTTTGCCTGCAAGCAACCACTCAATATGAGTTGTAGAGTTTGGACATTTAATTTCTAGTAGCCCGTCTTTTTCAACGAAACCATCTGGCGATGCACCGAAATTTTTGATGGTAGGGTGGAGCATAAAGCCAACTTCTGCTACTCCACGATCTTTGTTTTTAATTTGATAAGCCATTCTTCCAAAGTGTTCGTTTTCTGTTCCCCATTCCATAGCCGGTGAAACAAAAGTATCTACGGGCGTTTTTGTACGTCTTTCAGTTACCAACCTAATCGCATAGTTTTTACGTTTTACTCCCGTTTTTGAACGCATATCATTTGCCTTAGATGCAGTTCCTTTGCCCAAGCGTTGCTCATGCCATTCTGATGTTCTCTGGATGGATTCTGCAATTGGTTTTTTTGTAGGCTCCATCAAAAAGTCCTCTCAGTAGAATTTTGAACAACCTCTTTTTTCTTTAAAGTTTTGTGTTGATCAGCAATTGTATTTTTTCTGGCTTGCGCTTTGCTGATGATGTCTTTTGTTGTGTTTTTTGTTTGTTGAGTAATTGGTTGATCTAAATTCATTTGATCTAACAAATCATGGTCAGTTAAACCTAAAGCACTTACCCAAAGATATCGTCGCGCATACGTTACAGAGGCTCCTATTGATTGCATTGGGGAACCACCCTTTAACACCGAATAATCAATTGGTATAGAAAATGTAACTGAACTACCGCTGTTTGTATCTATGAGGGTAAGACTTGCCTCCTCTTTCCCAAACGTTTCTTGATAAGACAAGTTATGCGCATTAGCCAATTTAATTACAAAAGGCAAAAAATCGGCTAATTGGTAATATTCGAAGTTTTGAAATTTATTACTGCCAGTTTGTTTTGGGTTTAACTCAACTAACTTTTGCCTTATATTTGCTAGTATCTGATGTACTTTCAAATTTATTACATTCATTTTTCCTCCAGTAACCTTAATTAGAATTTGTTCAGTAAACTTTATACTAATATAAAGTAAACTTGACAACAATGCAACCAGTTTCCTATATTTAAAGGCAAAAAAAAACCCACCTATTAAGTGGGCATTAAAGATTATGTTAATTAAGCATCTGTCTTTTTTAGCATCTTTTAAAAAAAGACATTTAAGGCTTGGGGTAAGTTGTCTCTACAAAGTCCTCCTAACTTCTTTGCAAACCCCTATAATTTCTATATCTTGAACTTTATTGTCGAGCGTGGGAAACAATTCGTTTTCAGGCAAAAACTGAAAATGATCCGTGCTGTAATCAATAATTTTAATTTTACGAACGTAGATAGTTTTATTTGCGCGGATTAAAACATAATCTGTCGGTTTAAATTCGACGTTCGGTTCTACAATTACAACATCGTCCTTTCTAAAAACTTTCTCAAGAGAGGTGTCGAGGACTCTCCAGGCAAAACAATCTTTTAAATGAACATCAACAATCAATGTATCCTCCGTTGGTTGTAAATAAACATCTTTGTAAAAAATTTTTGCTGATGAAGTTGCATAAAATTCAGCGGTTTCATAATTAAGTTTCGCAGGTAACTTTTCGTTTGCAAAAGCAGCTAGTGTAATAATGCTCTGCATTTTAGGAATATATTTGCCGGTCTCCCAACTAGAAATTGTTGCCTTTGAAACACCTAGTTTTATTGAAAGTTCATCCTGAGTCCATTTTAGTTTTTTTCGACAAAATACTACCCACGAGTCGATATCCATGTTTTACCCTTTGAATTGAATTGAATTGAATTGAATTGAATTGAATTGAATTGAATTGAATTGAATTGAATTGAATTGAATTGAATTGAATTGTGTTAACGTGCATAAAAAAATCTCCGTATTATTATAAAAAAAAATTACTCCGGTCGCAGTTTGAAAGTCCAGATTACTTTATTTATTTAATAAAGTCTAGTTTTCTTTACCTTAAAATAATATTTAAAAAAATTAAGGAAACTGTATAAAAAAGTAATGTTTACTTTATAATATAGGTATGAATACACTAAATCTAGTTTTAAAACATACCAAAACCAAGACGAAACTCGCAAAAATCTGCAATATTTCAAAATCGGCTGTAGGACAGTGGGGAAATGTTATTCCAGCACGTTTTTGCCCAACAATCGAAAGAGTAACTGGAATCCCGTGTGAAACCTTAAATCCGCAAGTGGAATGGAGCGTGCTGCGTGAATCTGACCAATCGAACAACTCTGAAACTGAGAGAACAAGGATATCTTTGTGAAAACGTTGAAAAGTATAACTATTTCACTAAGAGAAAAAATGATTTGTTTGGGTTTATCGACGTGGTGGCGATTAGCAAGGACGAGACCCTTGCTGTGCAAGTTACTTCAAAAAGCAACATGAGCAGCAGAATTAAAAAGATTAGTGAATCTGATAACTACCCGTTAGTTCTGGGTGCAGGGTGGAGAATCATTGTGCATGGCTGGTTTAAAAATAAAAAAAATAGATGGGAGTGCAAAGAGTTTGAGTTTTAAACGCGAAACCTCAGCGTTTAAGTAAGAAGGGGAAGATGGGCTAGAGGCTCTGGAATAAGTAGCCAGAGAGCAGGGGTCGACACCCTCGATAGCCGTTAGGATCGGGTCGGGCTGACTAACAGAGTGTTGTTACGCAATACATCTCCCGTCATAAACTGTTTTACGCAGTTGGTCGTTGCTATGGAATTTTGATTTTAAGAAAGGCAAACAAAATGGCAGAAAAGGTTGATAACAAATTTGAGGAAGTTTGGAAGGCTTATCCAAGAAAAGTAGCTAAAGCAGAAGCACGAAAAGCATGGTTACAAACAAAAGATGTAAGACCACAAAACTCAGTAATTATTAAAGCAATAAGAACTGCAAAACTACATTATTGGGATTTAACACAACCTGCTTTTATTCCACACTTTGCTACTTGGTTGAGAGGTGAAAGATGGGAAGATGAGTATGAAGTTGATTTAGGAACAGATGTATTGGTTGATGGAAAGATTAAACGCTGGGATGAAACTTGGTCGGGTATTGTCTCTAAAGGTAAAGAAGTTGGAATCCTTGAAAGCGATTTTGATAAACCACAACAATTTAAAAACGCTGTGTTTAAAAAATGTAAACCAGAGTTGAAGGTGGCCTAAATGGAAGAAATAGAACTGTATCGTGTATGGGGCCTTTTTGATCAACCAGGATTGCATACAGAAGAGGTCATAAAATATTTTCCTACAAAAAAACACGCGCAACGAGCGATCAAAGAAGAAAGAAAACGTAATGCAGAGGATTACAGAGTCAATTTGTGGATGGATAAAATTGTTTTAAAAAATGGCAAAAAGTCTTTTGTAAAACTACTTAATAAAGAAGTAAATAGTTTATTGGAGCAAGTTGATCATTTTCCTCCTTCAAAAATTTCCAATGGCGAAAAACAATTCGGAAGAATCGATCACATACATGTTAGGGAAACTATTGAATATTAGTTATGAAAAAAATATTTTATTTAACAAGTGATGATTTTCGTGCAATGGCGATAGATGCAATTCGTACTTCTAATGAGGGTGAAGTCGTTACAATTCAGAGCAGAAACAGAACGACAGAACAAAATTCTTTGTATTGGGTTTTGTTACAAAATTTAAGTGAGCAGTATGTCGATGAGGGTAAAACGTTCTCATCCGATACCTGGCACGAATACTTCAAACAACAATATTTACCAAAAGATTATGTTGAGTTGCCAGATGGAAACGTAAAAGAAAAAGAGCGTACTACTACAAAATTAAATAAGGCAGAGTTTTCAGAATATATAGAAAAAGTCCAGGCATTTTGTGCGCAGTTAGGGATAGAGGAATACACAATTTGACAACAAGGGAAGAGGCTGAAAAAGCAGCACAAAGAATATTAAAAACAAAATATTGTTCAACGTGCAACTCTCATCGTCCGATTGAGTATGGAAGTTTTACTTTAGCAAGTAACGGGAACAAAAAATGGGTTTGTGATAAATGTTTGAAAAAAATTTCAGATCAAAAAAAATCTTAAACTTTGCAAGAGATTGTCCTTTTTGTATGGCCTGTGGCAAACCAAGTGATGACACAATCGTTGCTGCTCATTCGAATCAATTATTTGATGGAAAAGGAACTGGATTAAAAGCCCATGACTACCGCATTGCATATTTGTGTTCGGCATGTCATTTCAAGGTGGATCAGGGAGATTTATCAAGGGAAGAAAAAAAAGAGATTTGGGAAACTGGACATCGTGGTTCGATTGGTTGGTTGTTTGCATCGGGTAGATTAAAAGTTGTTGAACCTTCTAAATATGATTGATGAGATTTTGAGAAACTGGGCCTTATATTTACAAACTTTGGAACCCGTTTCTCCACAGCCAGATTCTCATTGTCGGAGTATTGAGCATCGATATATTCCAGAAGCAGGTGAAGTTTTTACAGAAGAAAATAAAAAACCTTTTATAGATATTCGCCAAGGAGAAAAAGTAGAGGGAATCGTTTGCAAATTAAACTCTCGGTTTAAAGAAATCTTAAAAGCAAGATATGTTACTCACCCACATTTATCAAAAGAAAGACTAGCTAGAAAATTAAAAATGGATAAGTTTCAGTTTGAAGCGGATCTGTCAATTGCAAAAAATTATATTAAAAAGGAGTTGTAATGGAAAACGATTTTAAAATCACGCCAATGAATGTTGACTTAGAAGAGGTCAATATACAAGTTCTAAAAGATTGTCAGAGGACAATTAAAAAAGATGCCAATGGCAATCCAACTGGCGCAGTCGTTTTAGTTTGGGAAACGCAAGATGGGATAGAGATTGGAAGCAATGGTGCGCACTTGCCCGTTCAAGCCTACTTACTAGGGCTAGGGACTGCGCACGTTAATAACGTTGCTTTAGGTGTAAAAAAGGGTTAACTGGTGTTAATACCCCCCTTAATATGAAAAAATACTACCAATAATAAAGAAAACTTTATTAAATATTCATAAATATAAGAAAAACTGTCCAAAATATGTTGAGTAAACTTTCATTTTTTAGTAAAATATCACTTGAGGCATTGCGTCTCAAAAAAAAGGCAATCCTTCAAGCCTTGTTATAAACCTTGAAACCCCCGAGCTGGACATGGCTTAGGGGTTTTTTTTTAGGAGAAAGAAATGATAGGAAGGAAAAAAGGTAAGGGAAAAGGCAAGCGTCCAGGGCGTAAATAAGTTTGGCGTATTTAATCTCAAACATTCCTTATTTTAAGGTTTGGGTGCGCAAAGAGTTTACCTGTAACCATGAGCGTTACCACGGTGAATTTGTGCATGGTTTGGCAATTGCGGTTACAACAATGCCAGATCGGTGTTTGAGTTTTCAAGTAATTTTCACAGGTTGCGAAACTGATCACTCAGAAGAACCGAATGTATTGGGTGGTGCAATGTGGGCGCGTATGCCGATAACCAGTTTATGTTATGACCTAGATTATACAGAGTGGCCCGAGAAGATGGAAACCCATTTGGTACAACCTTGGGACTGCCCTAGTCATCATCACGCAATTGTTACGTTTGACAGATGTAAACCCTCTGCATGGTTGGCAAAAATTGATGGCGGTTTTTATCAGGCTAAGTACATTACAACGATTGATTTTAGTGAGAGCGAAATTGCAGATTCTCCAGATCAACATAAACAATCTCACTTGATGTATGTGACTCAGCCTGGTAAATGGTTTGGAAATATCATTGCTCTTCCAAATAATCGGGTAAGAGTTACAAGTCCTGCTCTTTGGGAAACTGGTAAGGGTGCGCCAGACTTTTGCCCAAGTGAATATACACATTGCGCAGAAGAAGATTCTAGTTATCAAGACCCATCGTATGTGTTTAACAATTTGTATGCGGAAGATAAAAATGTTGAAAAAAAGTGAAGTGGAAAACGTAAGAGAATTTATTTTAAAAAAGCCAAAACCAAAGGGAACGAATACAGTTGCTTTGGATAAAAAACTTTTATATGGCCCAAAGAAGGCAACAAAAATGAAAGCTTCAAAACGTGGCTAAAAGTACGGTTAATTCTTCCAATAATTACACAAAGCCGACAATGAGAAAGCGTTTGTTTAACAAGATAAAGGCAGGCTCAAAGGGCGGTAAACCTGGGCAGTGGAGTGGTCGGAAGGCGCAAATGCTTGCAAGAGAATACAAAGCGAAGGGTGGTGGGTATAAATGAAAATAAGTAACAGAGCAGCGTATCGATTAGCACAAAAATTTACTAAAGTTCCAGATCCATCTATCGTAGTTACGCCATCAAAACCGTTAACAGCAAAAGAAAAACAAAAAACGTTTAATAAAAAATATCAAGTTGCATGGTACCCATCTTTCCCTTTAAGTGAGGCTCGGTTAAAAAAGTTTAGTTACGGATTGAGAGATGGCACTTAAAAAGGCTCAGAAATCATTAAAAACATGGACGAAACAAGATTGGACAACCTCTGATGGGAAACCTTCTAAGGGAAAAAAAAGATACCTTCCGAAAGCCGCATGGAAAAGTTTGTCTGCTTCTGAGAAAGCCGCTACGAACAGAGCCAAGGCCGAGGGAAACAAAAAAGGTAAACAGTTTGTAAAGCAGCCTAAAAAGATTGCGGCAAAGGTAAAAAGGTTTCGATAATGGAAAACGAAAGAAAAACAGACTTAAATAAACTAATTAACGCTTTAGGTATAGAGGGTACTCTTAACCTTTTTGGCTCGTTTCAAGATTTTAAAAACGATAATGTTGACGGTTATTCGTATGGAGGAGGTGTAAATTACGGACTACCTACCGGATTAGGTTTATTAACTACTAATTTAAGTGGCGGTGGGTACAAGGTTGATACTCCTACAAGGCAGTTTTCTGATGCAGATTTAAGAAATATTGGGCTCCTTTTACAAAAAGAAAATCAACAATTTGGCATCAATTACCAACCAAAAAGAGCGATGCCAATTGGCAGAATACCTAATGATGCAATGTTAGCAAACGAACTGCCAAGTATTCCTGTTAAAGATTATTTAGAGTTGCAATATAGGTATTTGTTTTAATGGTTTTGAAAAAACATCAGAGCCCAACCGGAGGATTAAACCGTGCTGGAAGGCGCGCAATAAATAAAGCCACAGGTTCGAACTTAAAACCTCCTGTATCTGCAAAGCAAGCTAAGAAAAGTCCAAAGGCAGCGGCTAGGCGTAAATCCTTCTGTGCCAGGATGAGTGGGGTTAAGGGACCAATGAAAAAAAATGGAAAGCCCACCAGAAAAGCATTAGCGTTAAAAAAATGGGATTGTTAATACGTTGATACCTTTGCCAGACAAAAAATATAAAATTATTTATGCTGACCCCCCGTGGCAATATAAAGAAAATTGGGGCAATGGTGCGAATGAACATACATATTCAACAATGAATATCGAAGAAATTTATAATTTAAACGTACCTGCAATTGTAGAAAAACAAGCGCACTTATATCTGTGGGTAACAAACCCATTTTTACAAGAAGGACTGAATGTTTGTAAAGCATGGGGGTTTGACTACAAAACTTTAATTACATGGGTCAAAACTTATCGTGATGGAACTCCTGAAATGGGCATGGGATATTATTTCAGAGGTTGTACAGAACACGTTATTTTTGGCGTAAAAGGCAAAATGAAAGTAAAAAATAAAACGACAAAAAATATGTTTGCAGAAAAAAACCCAAGATTACATTCTCAAAAACCCGCTTCTTTTCGTAATTTAATTGTTACCTGTAGCGGGGATTTACCTCGAATTGAATTATTTGCTAGGCAACAAACGAAGGGTTGGGATTGTTGGGGTAACGAAGTTGGAGCGTAATACATGACACGAGAAGACTGGGAAACTGTAGATAATTTAAAAAACGACATAGATGACGTAAGGTTTGGCACGATAGCAGATCGAGATGAAAAACTCCTTGTAAGTAAATATCTGAAAGAGAGAAAAAAAACATACGAAAATACTCGCTTTTTATGTAGACAAGATCAAAAAGCTTACGAAAAAATACTACCTATAAAACCAGATACATTATGGAATACGTCGTTAAAAACGGATTATGAAAAATCAGAACGCCTAAAACATAAGTTAGTGGAATGGGAAGATTGATATGACACAAGATGATTGGGAAACCTTAGAAAATATTAAAAATGATCGTACTGAGATGCGCTTTGGAAACCGTGCCACAGTAGATATTAGTGATAAAGAAGCTAACCAAAGGTTTGCAGAAGGACGAATGAATATGCACGCAAAATATAGCGGGCATCTTAATTGGAAAGCACTAAGAGGTTTGTAGTAGATGGAAGATTATCTAAGATATTTTGTTTTTTTTAAACAGCGGATTACTTTCTGTAGCGTGAAATAAAGATGCCTAAACTTGAAAACTATCAAAAAAAATCTAGTCATGGAGGAGCCAGAAAAGGCTCAGGTAGAAAAAAAGGCTCAGCCAATAAAAGAACCAAAGATATTGCAGATAAAGCCATTCAGGAAGGTGTAACGCCTTTAGAGGTACTGTTACAGATTATGAGAGAAGCAATGGATACAGGAGATTATGAACGCGCTATGAGAGCGGCTAAAGATGCTGCTCCGTATATCCATCCAAGATTAAATAGTGTGGAGATGAGTGGTACAGACGGCAATCCAATAGAGACTGTATCGAGCATCAAGATTTGTGGAGTATAAATTAGAACTACCTAAGAAGATTCTACCGATCTTCCAACCTAAGAGATTCAAAGTATTGTATGGAGGAAGGGGCTCGGGTAAGAGTTGGTCTGTAGCAAGAGTATTGATTACAAAGGCAGTAGAAAAACCGATAAGGATTTTATGCGCAAGGGAGACACAAAAGAGTATTCAAGAAAGTGTCCATCGATTGCTCAGGGATCAGATCAGTCTTATGCAGTTAGATCATTTGTTCGATGTGCAGGAAAAAAAGATCATCGGGAAAAATGGCTCAGAGATTACTTTTGTTGGCATCCGTCAGCAAGGGGTTGTGAACCTCAAGAGTTACGAAGGTACCGATATTTGTTGGGTAGAAGAAGCCCAAGTCTGTACTAAGAAATCTTGGGATATTTTAATACCAACCATACGAAAAGAAGGCTCAGAACTCTGGACAACATTTAACCCAGAACTTGAATCTGATCCAACTTATGATCGGTTTGTCACTAACGCACCAGATAACGCGTGGGTATGTCAGATTAATTTTAACGACAATCCTTTTTTTCCAGATACGTTAGAAAAGGAAAGAATTGATTGGAAGAAAAGAGATCCAAATAGTTATGAAACAATATGGGAAGGTAAGTGTAGACCAACGGTTGAAGGTGCAATCTTCCATGCAGAAATTTCGGAAGCGATTAAAGAGAAAAGAATTCGTACGGTCCCGTATGATCCAAGTCTCAAAGTTCATACTTGCTGGGATCTCGGCTGGAATGACAGTATGGCGATCATTTTCTGTCAGGTTGCAGCAAGTGAAATCCGCATCATTAAATATATTGAAGATAGTCATAGAACGCTTGAAAGCTACGTTAAAGAAATAGATTCGTTGGATTATCATTACGGTACAGATTATCTACCGCATGATGCTTCACATAGAGACTTTAAACACGGCAGAAGTACAGAGGAGATGATGCGCTCGATGGGCAGAGATGTATTCGTATTAAGTAGAGGCGATGTAGAGCAAGGCATTATCAAGGCAAGGATGGTCTTTCCTAGGACGTACTTTGATAAGGAAGAGGCAAAGGATTTAATCCATCATCTCAAACGCTATAAAAGAACAATGAACGCAGCAGGTGAGCCTGGTGCTCCACTACATGATGCAAGTAGTCATGGAGCAGATGCGTTTCGGTATTTATCTGGCGCAGTAGATTTAATGAGTAATGAAAACTGGGGAGCCTTACCAAAGGCAAATAATCAATGGGTGATCTAAAACATGATGCTATTTAAACAAGGCGAAAGTGTAGAGACTTTACGCAAAAAGGTTGCAGATTTAGAGCAACGGTTAAACGAATTGGAAAAGAAAATTGAACAAAAACCAGTTAAAAAACGCAATTCGAAACGAGATTGATAACTCTCTCGGTTACATCGAGAGTGATACCACATCTGAGAGAAGAGCAGCCCTAAAAGCATACCTTAGAGAGCCATACGGTAATGAACAAGAAGGCAGAAGCCAGATTGTAACCGGTGAGGTAGCCGAGGCAGTAGACGGGGCATTACCGCAGTTAATGCGTGTATTTACAGCAAGTGATGATGTGGTGCGGTTTGAGGCAAAAAACCCAAATGGTGAACAATATGCCGCGCAAGCTACAGAATATATTAATCATATCTTTCATGTAGAAAATGATGGCTTTCAGATATTACATCATATGTTCAAAGATGCCTTGTTACAAAAGACAGGTATTGTTAAAGCGTATTATGAAACCAAGATTGATGTCATTAAGGAGGAGTATCAAAACCTTACTGATGATGAGTTAACAATGCTGATGGCAGATGGCTCCAGGGAAATCGTTGAACAAGACACCCAAGAGTCAATGCAGATGGATCAGATGGGCAATGAGATGGTTATCCGTTCTCATAGTGTTAGGATTCGTAAGAAAAACTCGGTAGGCAAAATTTGTGTAGAAAATCTGCCGCCAGAAGAATTCTTGATTAGTAAAAAGGCAAGAGATATCGAAACCTCTCCTTTTTGTGCGCATAGGCGGTTAATGACACGCTCAGACTTGGTAGCCCTTGGTTTTGATGCAGAAGTGGTTGCAGGACTGCCTGCTTATGATTCTCTGGCCTATACACCAGAGAGAGTTGCAAGATATGACCAGGGTGAGCAACCCACGGATATGGACTCCGATGACCTTGCTATGCAAGAGATTGAAGTCTATGAGTGTTATTTGCGAGCAGATGTAGATGAGTCAGGAATTGCGCAACTCATTCGTGCAGTCTATGCAGGAGAAGAACTATTAGATATCGGTGAGACTGATTACATACCGTTTCATAGTGTTTGTCCGTTTCCCATACCACATAAGTTTTATGGTCAGTCCTTAGCAGATAGATGCTCGGATATCCAAGAGCAAAAGACAGCGATTACTCGTTCTATGTTAGATGGCTTGTATTTATCGATTAGCCCAAGAGTCGGAGCAGTTGAAGGACAGGTCAATTTAGATGATCTGTTGAATGTTCAGGCAGGCGGTATTGTAAGGATGAAGTCCCCTAATGCCATTGTGCCGATGAGTGTACAAAATGTGGGAGCGCAAGCGTTTCCAATGTTGGAATATCTAGATCAGGTGCATGGCAAGAGAACGGGAATCAGTGATGCAATGCAGGGATTATCTCCTGATTTATTGCAAAACGTTACTGCGGCAGCGATTGCGGCAAGTAAGTCTGCGGCAAGCGGAAAGATAGAGTTGATTGCTAGAATCTTTGCTGAAACAGGAGTGAAGTCCTTAATGAAGGGGATTTTACAACTTGTATGTAAGTTCCAAGATAAACCCAAAACGATACGGATGAGAGGTAAGTATATCCAGATGGACCCTAGACAGTGGGACCATCAGTATGACGTAACCATAAACGTTGGTTTAGGTACAGGAGATCAGCAACAACAAATGGCAATGCTACAGATGATTATGGCTAAACAAGAAGAAATCATAAAGATGTATGGCCCTAGCAATCCATTAGTAAGTGTTGGTCAGTATAGAGAGACTTTGGGTAAGTTTATTGAAGCGGCAGGGTTTAAAGATACGAGAGCATTTTTTCGCGAGGTGCCGCCAGAAGTTGATCAGGCTTTGAGCCAGCCATCACCCCAGAAGTCTGACCCAGCTATCCAGGCGGCAATCGCACAGGCTCAAGCACAAATTGAGATTAATAAAAAGAAAGCAGAAGCAGAAATCCAATTGAAGAGAGAAAAGGCTATGGCAGACATTCAACTTGCCAGAGAAGAGGCAGCGGCAGAAATGGAACTGAAAAAACAGGAGTTTGTAGCAGAAGCCCAATTAAAAGCAAGCAAGTTAGCGGCAGGCACAACAACGAATACACAAATCCCAAACGTAGGATAAACCAATGACACCAGATATTATTAATCAACTCTATAACGAATTGCTTATGAGGGATGCAGATCCTACTGCCTTACAATCGTTTGGCGGTATGCAAAGCGATGCGATTACAAATACGTTAATGAACTCACCTG